CCAGCCTGTACGAAACTATAAATTCGAACTTCCAGCTTCAGCGGTTAGGGTAACTGACCTTAGTAAATAGAAGGCAGACAAGCGTTCCTAGCCAGCGGTCCAATGCCTTCTAAACACTCTTTGCTTTCCCATCATCAGTGTAATAGTTATAGATCCAATCACTCAGGAAGTACTCACCTTTATAGTAACCAACATCCAAATGCTTTCTAAAACGCTTTCGACTAGTTTTCCAATAAATAAAGGCATGCGTTAACATCAGGATAGCTTCGGTAGGCTCCAAAAAGGCGTTTCTGAAAATGAGGATCACCCCGTGACCGAACAACAGCACGACGAAAGCAAGCTCGAGCGGGTCATCCGCAAGATCAAGCGCTGCCTGGCCCTATCCAAAAGCTCGAACGAAAACGAGGCCGCCACTGCTATGCACCAGGCCCAAGCGCTGATGCGCGAGTATCGTCTGACCGAGCTGGATGTGCGCCTGAGCGATGTGGATGAGGTCCAGTCGGAGAAGTCCAGAGCGAACCGCCGGCCTGGGACCGGCACCTGAGCAGCATAGTGGCCCAAGTGTTTGGGGTCAGGCCTCTGTCGTACCGGCACTGGTGCGAAACGTACGGCCGCAGAGTTGATCGGGCGCTGTTTGTTGGGGTTTCACCAGCCCCGCAGATGGCGATGTATGCCTACGAGGCTCTGCTGGTAAAGCTGACCTTAGCACGCCGTGAGTACGTGGCACTTGTCCGTTCAGGCAAGCGCCGCAGCGACTACTCGGCCGAGACCGCCGGTGATCATTTCGCTCTCGCCTGGGTGTCGGCGGTTCAAGGCAAGCTCCATGAGCTGCTACCTCGCGGAGAGGAAGATCCAGCCCTCACCCATTGCTCGGATGGTCGCAACCTAGTCGCTGTTGAGGCGCAGGACCAGGCATTAATAGAGCAGTACCTGGCAGGTCAGGAGATCGGCAAAGCCCGGAAGGCACTGAAGGTTGAGCTGGATCTAACCGCACAGATCGCCGGACTACTCGCTGGCCAGCGTGTTGAACTCAACCCCGGGCTTGCCACAGCTGGCCAGGATCAATTCAGGCTAGAAAGCGCATGACCATGAACCCCTAGGTATTAAGGAACATGGCGTTCACCGCGTTGATGCGATCCTTCACACCGGGGTTCTTTGAGTCGACCACAACGGTGAAACCAGCCTTCTTGAGCAGCGACAGGTCCGACTCGCTGGCGTTCTTGCTGCTGGTGTTCTGTCCGCTGGCGTCTGGGTACACGGAGACGCTGTGCCCTGAGAAACGCACCTTTATCTTCTCGATCATCTCAGGCGTGTCGCGCACCGAGTGGAACTCGTCCAGCGCCAGCGGCAAGCCGTCACGGACCACGTATACAACCGCGGCCATCTTCATGACGTTGAAGTCCATACCGATGTGTATGGCCTCACCCGGCTTGATGCGCTCGCTGGTGTGGCACTCAGCCCGGTCGAAGGTGTAGTAGACGACCCCGGCATAGTTCTCGAACCCGGCCTCATACTCCTGGCGGAACGTGCGCGGGTCCATCTTGCGCCGAGCGGCGTCCAGCTCATCGGCCGGAACGTTGCCGCCCTGCAGTGAGGTGTATTGCCAGCTCTTGTGGTCAGGCTCTCCGCCCGGCTGCCCGTCGCGGTAGGTGTCGTAGCAGTGGTTGACCCCTTTCGGCGTGCCGATGCGCAGCGCATGCCCGCCTTTACGCGACTCCCCGGTCTGGGGAATCGTGTATTGGCAGGTCGAGAGCATCGGCCTGAGCACTTCTTCCCAGGCTGCCCACGAGCAGTCTGCCCATTCATCCACCAGGACGAAGAACAGGCCGGAGCTCCGCAGGTTGTCGTAGTTGTCCAGGCCGACCACACGCATGATGTGGCCAGACTTTAGAGTGATCGAACACTCCGTCTCGTTCGGTCGGGCGGCGCGCCATGCCTCGGGGATGGCCTGCTTTAGCCGGCGCCAGAAGACCCGCTTGGCCTGCTTGAACGTCGGAGCGCCATACCAGATCTCATCCTCGACACTCACGCCCCACTCAGCAGCCAGCCGGGCCGCGCGGCGCATTTCTGCCTTGCCGAGGAAGGTTTTGCCGAATCGTCGCCCGCACACCGCATCACGGAAGCGCGCCTCAGGCTGGAAGCCCCAGACGTAAATGTTCGCCTGTTTCGGCGTCAACTTCACCGGTGGGTCAAAGGTACGGGGTAGTCGGGACACCTTCATCTGGCTCCAGCTTGTACTCAGCAACGGCGTGCTGCTGGTCCGCCTGGGAGCCCAGGGGCTTGTCGGGTTCGATCTTGCGGTTGACGTACATGTCGCCGCATTCCTTGGCCGCCTGCTCGTACAGCTGGGCAGTCAGCGCTAGGTTGCGCATGTTCTCGGCCTTCTCAGCCATTCGCCCTAGGCCGCGAAGCCGGAAAGCTCTGTTCGCGATGGGAATCTCGGCTGTTTCCTCGCGGAACCGCTTGCGTGTGTCCTCGAACAAGGCCACCCAGCGCTTGGCTAGGCCCTTGCCGGAGTACTTCGTGGGATCGTGCGTCTCCACCTGCTGGCGGGTCACTGCGATGCTGAATTCTTTCTGGACGGCCTCTACCACCTGTGAAGGCTGTCGAAGCACGCCAAGGCCTGAACAATAAAGGCCTTCACGTCGTTGCTGAGGGCTGCCATAGGCTTTCAGGGTTATGGATGCTGCCGGTGTCGGCAAGAATCTCGGCCTTAAGCCAAGCCCATATTTCAGGGGCAGGAGCCAAGCGGATACTGAAGTCGGATAGCTCGGACAGTTCAAGCAGTGACGATGGAGGATACGGCCTATCCATAGGTCACCTTGTGCTTGAAATGATGTTGCGGTGCCGGGACGGCAGCAGTCTATTCAGTGCAGGAGGGAGTACTAAGCCAAAAGGCGATTGGCTCAACGCAAGCTATGCATGGTGATTGCCCCATCTGCCTGCCATGCGGCATTCCACTTCAAGCGCTCGCACGAGAGGCCGACCCGATTAACTCTTATCATCATGCACAGTGACCCTCACTCCCGTAGCCACGATCTCGTACTCAGTTTCGGAAATCTTGTTCACGGCACCACCCATTTGCATTTCGAAATGCTTCAAGCCTTCATGTCGAACCATTCCGCTCGAAGAGCGCTCAACGGTCTCGTCTTGGTAGATGTAGATGACGTACTCCACATTATCCGTGCCAAGCCCAACTATTCTTCCAACATATTTATCTGCCATGTCCGGACTCCTCGCGTGAAGCCTCAAGGTAGCGGGTGCCAACAGATCAATCCACTGTATTGGAGCGTTAATCATGAATATGATGCTGGTCTGAGCGTGAGCACGCTCATGCAGCAAGGGGCGACCCGGCACGGTAGGCTCGTTCCATCGCCTCCCAGTCGGGTTGCTTGGTGGTCATGGATAGATCCTGATACTTGAAATGGTAGCGCGTTGAAGGTATTGGTTGAGATCAGCTCTCCCGAAAGGCCAATCATGCAGCTTCGCTTCAGGCATCTCAGCGACGTTTCCACCGAAGACATCATCGCGCTCAACAACAACCCAGATGTCTTACGCCAAATGCCCTTGGGGCGTCCCGACTTTGACGAAAGCAAGTGCAAGGCATGGGTCGCTCAAAAAGAGGCCCAATGGGCTCTTGATGGATACGGTCCCTGGGCTTTTTTCGTGGAAGATAAATTCGCCGGCTGGGGTGGCCTGCAGCAGGAAGACGGTGACGCTGATCTTGCTTTAGTGCTTCACCCAGATTACTGGGGGCTGGGCAGAGTAATTTTCGATGAGATAGTGCGGCGCGCTTTCCAAGAGTTGGGCCTGGACTCGATTACCATACTGCTCCCACCCACCAGAACTCGTATCAAAGGTGTACTTCGTCTAGGTTTTGTTCACGACGGAGACGTTGATATCGACGGTACGCCCTTCGCACGCTATCGACTCCTCGCAAGCACTAGCGCAAAAATCTCGTAACCTGTTTTACCTGGCGACCATCCTGTGCGTCTCGGCATGGGCATGACCGTGCAGCAGGCCGACCAACAGACCTTGGGGAAGGCCAGCTTCTTTGGCTGCGTCGATAGCCTTCACGATGGCCGTATCGAATTCGGCTACCGCATGGACGATATCCATGCTGGCCGGCAGCTCATGGCGTATGCGGGTTACGTTACTCATGTTCACTCCCGCGCCACGAAACGGCGCATCTCGAATTGGTGGCGCCCCTACCCCGGCTGGAACACATGGCCGCGCCGGGCAACCGCGTACAGGACGATCCCCAGCTTGAGGATCACGCCGTACAGGGTGGGAACATGGCCGTTCATGGCCAGGACGAACGAGCCGAACGCTCCAATGGCCACTAGGTAGAACGCGACGGCCAGTAGCGGCGCATCCGTTGGTCTGATCCGGCGCAGGTAGTCGCACGCAGCGATCACCACCAGCACGCTCAGAAAAGCATTCGCGCCGATCAGAACTGAAATCAGGGTCGAGCTCATCAGGTAGCTCCTTTGGCTCCGAACGACCCCACGAGCGACTTCAGCACCGGGATGATGTTCATTGCCAGAAGGCCTATCAGAAAGGCCACGCCGTATTGGGTTTCTCCGCTCGCGCCAAGGCTGAAATAGCTGATGGCGAGCGGGGTGCAGAAGACTGCCGAAGCGAAACCGGTGAAGAAGGCGGCGACCGCCTGGCCCCGGGTGAGGCCTCGCAGAAAGGCCAGCGAGAGGATCGCTCCTGCGAAGCCGCCAATGATCACGCCGTACTTACCAGCAGGACGCCGGCAGTCGTGCTTGCTGGTTCGGCCATGTGTGGATCCTAGAAGAAAAGGCCCGGCGAGGCCCTATTCAGGGACCGGGCAAACGTGCGGAGCAGCACATAACGAAAAGC